CTAGGGGGCACAAAAGGTACAACCCTCACAGAACGAAAATGTATCGCCACTCCCCAACAAAAAAGAAAGCCGGCAGGCCATAACCCGCCGACTTTCCCACAGAAGGATGTAACAAACATGAAATCCAATACCTCTATTATACTATCACATCCCACCGAACTTGTCAACCCTTTTATCACGTATCAGCTGCAACGAGTGTTGTACCCCAATACAGACCAGGATCAGTGATTTGTACGCTTTCAATATACACTCCAGCACTACCATTCACCAACGTGGGAACTTTCCGTATTGACACCATAGCTTTTGATGTTGCAACATTAATCTTAAAATCGTGTCCTTGCAAATTGTCAATCGTTATAGTATCTGCACACGTGAGATTAAATTCACCATTGTTTCTTAACAATATAGCGAACTCATAATCATCACTACAAATCACATGCGCACCGCTATCAACTATCAAGGTAACCTTTCCATTTCTAGCTTGTATCTGTCCGAACTTGAATGTACCATTTGCAGGAACTTCAACAGTTACAGGAACTGTGAATGCGATCTTATCAAAATCAGTAGTACTATTAACAGTAAACTTTTCAAGTCCCCAAATCCTGGCCATAAAGTTTATCTGTGCCGGGTGTTTCATTTCGGTATTAGCATTTCTAAATCTGCCCTCTGTACCGCTTGTGATCGTATAGCTACCGTGATTGAGATAAGCACCTGTCATATCATAATACTGCACAGGTGTTTTCACATCTGTTTTAGGCAATCCATTAAGTAGTACCCTTGTCAAATATCCATCACGGACATCATCATTAAGGTCAAAATGTGCCGCACACCACATGTTACCATTTGCATCAAACGTAAAGGCCTGCATTTCTCCGAAAGGTCTGCGATTGAGTGCATCTGTATTCTGCAATATCTTTGTAGCTATTGCAGTACCGCCGTTATCCACAGCAAGATTGTATTCATATACAGTGCCTCTAGCACATGAGAAATATATCCTTGTACCCTTAATAGCAAAACCCTGTTCGCCGTTACTTGCGCCCCTATCTGCAGCAGAAAATACAAGCTGTGCGACTTTTGATATACTCATATCATCTGCTATTTCATATACCTGATAACTGTAATCAAACGCATATAGTTTATCATCATCATAATTATAGCAGCTTGCAAAGAAATTGTTATCAGGTGTGCTTGTCTCCACCAGGGATGATGTATCAAGGATGCCTGTAGTCTTTGAAAGAGTATAACTGTAAATCTTTCTACAACCCTGCTCTGTACCGCTTGTATAAGTAGATACAGGATTTATGATAAGCTTTTCTGTGCGTGGATTGTAACTCATTCCGTTACCATGTCCGCACTTTACAGAATAGCTTGTGGCAACAGCATTAGTAGTAAGGTCAACCGCATACAGTGTACCCATATCAGTACTGTGGCTTTCTGCATAGCTTTTAACAGGCGATACAAGCAGATAGGCCATACCGATATCTGATAAAACCACACAAGCCGATAAGCTATGTGTTATAGGGATTATGATATCACCGGCATAAAGCACCGGGATAGTAGCACTTTTTTCAAGCGATCTGCTTACCATATCATCAAGAGTACCATCTATCGCCCACTCTGCAAACATTTCATCAAGCTTTGTCTGCACATAGCTTTCAAGATCATCATCTATCTTATCAAACCTTTCATCTACATAAGTCTTAAAGCTTGCAAGGTCTGTCACGATCCTATTAACCTCTTCACCCATTTCATTCATATGCTTTACTACCTTGCAAAGCAACTCGTAATATGACAGACTATCATCATATACAAGCGGTAATACCTTGTGACACCAAAATCTAAATCCGTTAATCATTCCTTTATTCTCCTTTATTATATACCTTTTTGTACCTTTTGTCAACCCAAAATCATTAAAATATAACTTCCGGCTGCATAAGTTTTAGTACCCTCTGTTGTTGTAAGCACATAATTACCGTTTGAATAGGCTATGTTAGAAACTGTGTAGGTAACCATGTTGATACTTGACTTGCTAGAAACTACTACTTTCATATCGTCTGATCTCCTTTACCATAACTGCATGAATAATTCTTCCAATTCCTTTATAATCATCATATCAATGTTAAGGAATGTCTTTCTAAAACTTTCTATCAATTCACTAGGAACTTTATTGTCATATCCGACTACCCTCTCAATATAATCATCAAAGGTGTTCCCTGTTGCCTTGCCATTTGCAGATGTTACAGAATTGTTAAGCGTACTGCTATTGCCTGTATTCTCTGCGTGTCCAACCTCACTGTCATTAATCTGTCTTGCGTTCGTGAGATAAGTTTTATCTTCAAGGTGTGTGATCTGCCCCTGTGGTGTATCGCTATAAAGGTCTGTGTTTGCTCTTGCCCTGCCATCATCATTCTTATCTGTGTGTGATTCTGTGCCGTTTGCAGCTGATGCAGAACTGTTTTCGGTCTGTGTAACGCTTATACCGCTGTTCTTTGTTGTGCGTGTGTAATCCTTTGTGTAAAGTGGATTAAATTCAAGCAACTCACTGTTATAAAGCTTATTATAATAAGGCATTATCTCATTAAGCTTTGTGTCAAGCTTTAGTTTCCAAAGGGCATATGTTTCAAGTCCTATCTCCCTGGTGTAGTAGTGCTTTATGATCTTTGTTTCAAGCACGTTCCTATAGCTTTCATCAAATATCGGAAAATCAAAGTCAAATATCTGTGGCCTTGCATCCGCTATGATATCTTCTACCTTACTATATCCCTGACTTTCATCATATCCGGCAAGCGTTTCGCATATAAATCTTACCTCTGTTGTGTATTTACTCATACTCTACCTCACTTGCTATCGTCAATCTTATCATCAAGCCTTGTCACTATATTTGACAAGACTTGTGTATTATGATTGACGGCCTCTGTAAGCTGTGACAGCTTTTCGTTTGTGTTGTCATAATTCTTTGACATTGTATCAAAGGTGAACTTTAGACACCAAACGGCTACCACGATCGCAAAGCCATTAGAAATGACTAACTGCATTATTTCACTTATTTCCATTGTTCGTATCTCCTGTAGTATCACTTTCATTTGCATCAACGATTTCATTAAAATCTTCCCTGTAGTCAACAGAGATATTAAGACCGAACATCTTATTGATTTGATCGCAAGCCGTTCTTCTGCTTTCAAGCCTTGAATATCTGCTTGCAATAACACCGCCTAAATTTCTTGTTACCTCATCAGTAATCATTCTTTCCTTTTTCTGTGTATTGATATTACTGATACCCAAATAAGTAAGTGCCTCATTCCACAGCTGTGTTTTCAACTCATAAAGCTTATCTGCTACATAAGGTGCATCTGTTTTAAGCACCTTTAATCCCTCAACATTTAAAGCCTTATTACCAAAGATAACTGGGGCATTACCCTCATATTCCTTATACATGTTTTTCATTGTAAGTCTTTGATTTTCGTCACACTGTATAAGGATAGGTGTTTTCTGTGCGTTTGCATTTACATCTATTGCTCTATCTATATTATACAACCGTTTAGAGAACATTTCAACATCAAGCTTTGACGGCAAGTGTAAATAGTTGTTATAGATGATAACAGAGTTTTTAATGTCCAATCGTGCGTGATAACCATTGTTTGCTATAGCCTCTCTTTTAAGTGGTATTCCATAAATGTTATATCTGCTTATGCTGTCGCAAGGTAAAGCAAGATATCCCAAAGCATCATCCTTAAAGAATATCATCTGTCCTCTTCCGAAAAGGCCTAACTCAAGGTATCGGATATCTATTGTATCAGGAACATTTTTCCATTCAAACATAGATACCGATAATTCCGTAAGCCTGTTGTAATACTGCTGAAACGTTCTGTTATTCATGTAAGAACTTTCAAAAAATTGTGTATCGTGTGGCTTTCTCATATATTTCTCCTTTATGTAACAGGCGTATTGTTGCTACTGTAATCACCATACTTTGCCGGATTAAACCAAAATGTAATACCATTATCAAGAATTGAACTTATCTCGTTCAATACCTCTGTATTTGCAAATCCTTTGACTTTGGCATTACAAGTCTTTAAATAATAGAATACAGGCCTTGTGTTTGTTCCTGCAAAAAGGTTAGGTACTTTAACTCTGTGACAGGCATAACCGAACATTGTAAAGTAATTATCTATGATCTCTGCAAATTCACGCCTTACCCTCTTGTCATAAAAGAAAAAGTCAAATTTCTGCATAGCAAGCATTGTAGACATAGCAACACTGCCCTTTGCCTGTATAGGATCAATAGACTTTTCCTTAACCTGTGCAAGTACATTACCTACAGACATTATAGCACTAAAGCCTAACGTGGCTGCACTCATTTTAGCTAAAGCCGGTGTGTAGCTATGTGCTATTTGCGGTATGGCATTTGACGGCCCTGGTAAACGTGGTGCATCAGATGAAATGTAAGCACTGTCAAAAGGTGCAGCATTACTATTATAAGATTTTTGTGATAACGCAAGGTTACTGATACCACCGGCCATCTTTAAGCCTGCACTTGCCAAATTCATAGCTATAGAATACTTATTGTTTGCCAGCCAATTCTTATAAGTATCTACAGTATAAGGGCAAAGGGGATATCCTGTTAATGTAAATTTTTCCTGATAATTATTTGCAACGCCTTTATAATCTTTAGGACAAATTATAACCTCACTATCAATGGCATATGTTGCGGTCATATCAAATTTAATGCCATTTGTAAAATACTCATATTGATAAACACATGAATTACCGTTTGAATTATCCACATAAAGCATTTTATAAGGGTATGTGAAAAGCTTATTGTTTTTAGGTGTATATCCATCAAAGGTTGTTATGTTATTGCTAAATTCAAAAGGATGTGTTACAGGATCACTGTCCTCTCTTGTTAATTGATAAGGCGTAGCACTCCAAAAGGCTATAGGTGCATAGAATACGGCAATAATACTATCAATCAATCCTGCATCTGCTATATCAGAAAATAATGTTTGTAATTCCTGCATTTCCTGCTGATTGCCTGTGTTATATGACTTGTAATAAATAGGCGTATAAAGGCCTAAATAAAATCCACCACCAAAAAGCTGAAATGCTTTAGCACCAATTCTTCTGACACTTTCGCCTACGGCTTTATTTGAATCAGTAACACCATTTGGGAAATATTCATATGTCATAGCAACAACGATATCTAGGCTTTCAAGTAAAGGTTGATCTGTAACATCTGTTCTTGCCGGTCTGCCCAAATATGTGTTTGTATATTCTCCTAACTCTACATTCTCTTCTACAAGATTATCACCAACTGCATCTGTTGCGCTGTGTTCACGTTCAACAAAGCTGTCAAGCACCTGTATAACAGGATTACCGCTGTCATAATAAAACAGGAATGATTGTAATACATCTATCTTATATGTGATCTCACATGTGTTTTCATTGATATATGTAGGCAGACCAACAATAAAGCCGTAATATGTTCTGTTTCCATGATTTTCATTTGTTATGGAAATATAATTCATATCGGTTAGGCTTTCTGCGCTTGCCTGAATCCTAAAGGTATTCTTATTTATCCTCTGATAATACTGTCTTGTAAAGCTGACAGAATAGATACCATTGAAATAGCTGTCCTGTGCTGCTTTGCTTTCGAAATACATAGTATCTCTATAATTACTGTCAAAGGGAATACCTCTATATAGTTTTATGGTTGTATTAGGCTCTGTTGCCATTTCTTAACTCTCCTTTCTTTTAAAAAGGGCAAGGCCAATAAAACCTTGCCCTCTCAAAAGGATAAATGATAATGTTAATCTGCATCAGGTACAGTAATAACACATGTATCGGTCTTTGTGCTATCAAATACAGATGTAGCTATGACGGTAATGGTTGTATTGTCAAGATCATCTGCAAGCGTTACAACACCGGCCTTTGTTACTGTAGCCTTATCCTTATCTGCTGCAAGGATAGACCAATTTACACCCTGAGGCGCAAAATCTGTTGTTGCTACTGTAGCTTTGAGTGCTATGCTGCCCTCACTCATTGTAACTGCATCAGGTGTTACCGTTACGGAAGATACTGCCGGTGTTCCGGGTATCATTACTGCAGCATTCTCAAAAGGTGAAACACTGAATGTTTTCCATACATGATACCAATAGTTTCTGTAAAGGCCTTGTCCGTTTTCAAGGTCACGCATTGTTTCAAGATTGTCATAGATCATAAACCAATCTTCACCAACCATGATTGCCGGGATGTTATCAAGTGCAGCTTTCTCCTCTGCGGTGATAGCTGTGTAGGTGCTATCGTCTGCGAAAAGCTCTGCAAGTCTTGTATCATCAAGGCTGCCGAAACTGTCTACAAGCACTCTGTGCCCGTCGAACTGTGTTTTACTCATATTGAAAGCTGAGCTTAAAACTTCTACATCTATAAGGGCGTCGAACTTACTGTTCACAATAAGGTACTGTCTGTCCTTTGATGTATGCTGATATACGCCGGCGATATTGAATTTGTTTGACAGGAACTCAATATCATTTGAGAATCCTTTGATAGTAGACACAATGCTCTTTGCATTAGATGCTGAAACACTAGGGATAACAAGGGGATAAAGTCTGCCCTCAAGTATCTTTCTGCCTACCATGTATTTCATTACCTGGAACTCATCATAGTTAGCAGATGTTACAAGTGCCTCAATGATCTTTGAAAGAAGATCACTGATACCATTCCATGAAAGAAACGCCTGTCTAAGCTGATCTTCGCTTACTGTAGTTTTGTAGAATTTCTGATAATTCATAATATGAAATGCTGCACGAACATCAGGAATCTCACGCTTGAAAATCTCACTCTCTGCAACAGAGGGATCAAAGGTCTGTGCTTTTGCAAGATTTACGAAAATCTCTTCAACTGTTTCACCAAAATCAAGCTTACCACGCTTGAATCTTCTCCAGGGATTTTCATACATACGGCTTGTGATGATTACAAGACCTATACGATTTATAAGGGCATTAAGGAACTCATTCTGCAGCTGTGGATTATCCATAATAATCGCACCTATCGTTCTTATGCTCTCTGCATCAGGTGTAGCAACAGGCACATAGTCTCTGTAGTTTACTGACGCATTGTTTCTTATGACGTTAAGCACGTCAACGCTTGAATTTGTCAATGTGACAATTTTAGGTTTAGTAGCCATTTTTTAACTCTCCTTTTCCTTAAACAGATCATCAAACTTTTTAGGTGTGTTGTCACCCTCACCGTCATTAAGACTTTCGACTTCCGGCTCTTTCTTCTGATCTGCCGGTGCCTCAAAAAATCTATCGGTGTATTTCTTTCGCCAGGTGCTTTCCGTCTCTTCGGTTTTCTTCACCTGCTCTTCGTACTTTTTCTTCCAATCCTCATTACTGTTTTTTGAAAGATCATCATATGTATCATTCATATCTTCCAAAAACTTAATAGAACTGTCGGTGGTATCTTCACCTATTCTCTCTTTGATAGATGCAAGAAACTCTTCCTTATTAAGTACCATGTTTTACCTCTTTTCTACCCGTATTGCCGTTAGTGCAGCATATTTTGATTATGTGTAACTTTCATCGGGAATACCGCCAAACTGTTCAATGACAACAGTAACGGTTATATCTTCATCACTGTTGTTTACAAGCTTGAATTTGTTTGGTGATTTTCCATTGATGATCGGAAACTCATAATGTGCTACTTGTGAATTTTTAGGCACGTTTAATTCTATCATGTTTTACCTCCTTTCAAGTATCAACGGTTATATTTACGCCACGTGTTGTTAATACGTTGGTAGTGGTTCCGCTGTCCGCCTGTAATTCCCGAACATATAACACATAACCGCCGCCAATAGCTGATGTAATCATTGTGTGACGGAACACCGCTGATGTTCCGATATAATCACTCAAAATGAAAATGTCATATGCTATTGCGGAATTATAACGTGCAACCTTTAAAACAATGTTGCTGTGATTTCTTGCATACAAACATAATTCATCACATGTGATATCGTCAAGGGTGTATACACCACCGCCGTTATCTGTTGCTTTAAATATGCGGGTGACGTTTTCTGTTTTATCGTCAATGTAATCAATCATTGGCTGTGTGCTTTGCACAAAGTATTTAAGACTTATGTTTCCGCAATCTGCCCACACATTGTTTACACCTAACAAAGAACGCACTTCTGTGGGGGTTAATTGATAGGCGACGGGAGTTTCAAGTGGAATAACAATCTGCAAAGGGTGTTGTGATAAATATTGCTTAAATTCTGCAATAGTTGATGCTAATGAATATACATAATTAACATATATGGTTCTATTATTTGAGCCTATCATAATTCCCATATTTGTTGGCATAGTTGGATAACAAATAAATTGATTAGATATGCCGTAAGCACCATAAGTAGTAGGCATTAAACTCTCTGATATTCTGAAACCTTGAACAGCATTAAAATCATTCCAGGCTTCATCGTTAGAGCCATCATATGTGACAAGGGCATGATTTACAATAAGTGTTCCCATCTTAACATCAAGCGTTCCGCCGTAAACTGTGCCTGCTTCCGTGGGCATTGTGATTTGAACAAGCCACCCCTGCAAGCCAAAAGCAGAAACAAGCGTGTTAAATTCTGTCGGTGTGATTGTGGATGTGGTCGGTGTTTCTAATTCATATATTAGATATACTCCATTCATTGCCGTCTTGAATGCTGTTGCGTCTGTATATGCTGAATTAGAAATATTTAATCTTGTTGAACTAAAAGCCACACATTTATCATTTCCCGTATAATTCCAAAAATTTGCTCTTGTAGTATAATTGGGACAAATGCAATTAATGCTCGGTTTTTTCGCGTCAACAACATCACCTTGAAAAACGGGTGTGTCTGTTGTTGCCAAATAATACCATGTCAAACTACCCAAATCAACAAAGTCATATGTTCCGTCAAGCAATCCTTTGAAATACTGCACCTTTTCTGTGTCGCTTATGTCACCCACATTAACAGCATTAAAACCACTAATCGGTCTAACATTTGTCGGTGACGGGTCACCCGTTCCGCTCTGTACGGCTTCGATATTAACAATAAAATCTGCAAAAGGCGCATTCGCACCATCAACAAAAGAACAAATCTCACCGCTGTCTGTTTTTGTAATCTCACTTGTCACTATGGTGATGTCACCATCTGTGCCATTAGCGTTTGTTACAGCAAGTCTTTGCACACCCACATCAAAGGTTATTTCTTTATGTTCATTAGCTGTTAAAGTATATTTGTATGCTTTGTTCATTTCTTTGCACTCCTTTTGCGTGATTTGGTAAGCGTAACAGGTGGCGAGTAACCTGCTTTACCACTGCTTATTGCGATTTTATATGCGCCTGTAGCTATACCAAAATCAATGGTGATATCAATGTTTTTAGTGCTGTTTGCCGAAACAGTGAAATACTTACTAACCATGATTTCAAAATCCTTTCCGTCTTTAATTATAACACAGTGTTATGACTATTGCAATAGTTATAACTCTGTGTTATAATAAAAATACGAACAAAATTTCGTAGAAAAGAGTACATATGGGAAAATATTATGATGGAACGAAATTACTATCCATGAAAGATATCAATGGTGAAACGCCTGAAATATATTTATCATCCTCTAATCGTAATGCCGGAAAGACTACATATTTTAACAGGCTTGTTGTTAATAGGTGGCGTGACGGTAAAGGAAAGTTTATGCTGATCTACCGATTTAAATATGAATTAGAGAATGTTTCTCAAAAATTCTTTAAGGATGTAGGCAGTTTATTCTTTCCCGATTTGAAAATGACGGAAAAGAGCAAGGGCAGCGGTATTTACCATGAATTGTATTTGAACAATAAGCCTTGCGGATATGCCGTGTGCTTATCATCAGCAGATGGAATAAAGAAACAATCACACGAATTTTCCGATACAAGCATAATGCTGTTTGATGAATTTCAAAGTGAGACAAGTCACTATGTGGGAAAAGAGGTAGAAAAGCTACAGAGTATTCATACATCTGTTGCAAGAGGCCAGGGCGAAATGGTAAGATATGTGCCGGTCATTATGATCTCAAATCCTGTAACGCTTTTGAATCCTTATTATGTTGCTATGGGGATAAGCACCAGGCTTAACTCCAAAACAAAGTTTTTAAAAGGTGATGGATTTGTCCTTGAACAAGGCTTTAATGAAGAGGCAAGCAAAGCGCAATCTTCAAGTGCTTTCAATCGTGCTTTTGCATCCACCACTTATACGGAATATGCCGCACAGGGCATTTACCTCAACGATAACAAGGCCTTTATAGAAAAGCCTAAAGGCAACAGCTGTTATGTCTGCACGATCAAATATAATGGACAAAATTATGCCGTTCGTGAATTTGCAGACCAGGGCATTGTCTATTGTGATGATAAGGCAGACTTGACTTTTCCAAAAAGGATATCGGTCACCACAGAAGATCACAATGTAAATTATGTTATGCTGCATAAAAATGATATGCTTATAATGACTATGAGATATTACTTTGAAAACGGATGTTTCAGGTTTAAAGATTTAAGGTGCAAAGAGGCACTTATGAAATGTATTTCCTATTAGGTATCTGCACATGCGTACATTCTCTGTTATAGCCGGGTAGCACACCTGAAAGATGGTGCCGGTCATATAATATCAGTATTGCTAACTGCTTTGTAATGTCCTTGTGTTATAGATATAAACAAAGGCGGTAGAGATTCTACCGCCTATCTTAATTCATATGTGGTATCAACAAGGATTATACCACCCTCAATTCTTTTAGGTAAAAGCTTTGATGGTACTACAAGACCTTTTTTAAAATCCTTTATTGATCGCTTTGTTCGTAAAAATTCCAACTCTTCTTTTTTATAGTCCTTTTCTTCTTCCTTTGTTATGCCTGTAAAGGATTTTATAAACAGCTGTTTGCATCTTTCGGGCATACCGGCGCACTTGACATTGTAATAAGGCTGTTCTATCTTCTCACCATCTTCATGTGTTACATGCTCTATGTAAGTCTTTTGTCTGACAAATATAGCTTCATCCCAATAGCTTTCTAGTTTCCAACAAGAGAGATTGTAAGGATGAACATTTATTCCCTTTAATTCTTCCGGCTTTAAGTCACAATGTATACTGTCTGTGTCGGCATATATAAAACCTCTTTCATTTACACCGTAATAATTTGCCATAGCTGCACGTATTGTGAAATTCCGGGCATAAGATGTAATGGCACTACCTATAGGAATATAGCCTATCTTCTTACTGTTGTCGGGTACAGTGTAATAATGTATGTTTCCATCTTCATCTAATTCTGCTACACGGAAATTTGATACACTGCTGCTTGCCATTTTTCCATAAAGGTTGTTTAACATAAGTTTTGCAAGCGTTCTGATAGCTTTGTTTTTTGCCTCAATCTTCTTTTTCATGTAAGTACGGATATACATATCAAAGAAATGATTTGTTGTGCCAAAATAACATCCGTCTAATATCTCCAAATCTTCTATGATGTAGTTTTCCTTAAATAATTCATAATCCTTACATGTTAAGGTCAACTCTGTTATCGTATCGCATATGTTTCCTTTTGCATCATAGTAATATCTTGAATAAAGACCTGTCTTTTTGTCTCTTACATCAGATGTTGCAAGGTTTTCTGTGGAAACATAACGGCTGTTTCCTCTTATATGAATAAAGGGTAATTTTCCCTCTTTCAAATAAAATCTGCAGCGCAGACGGACAAAGAAATAACAAGGTGATAGCCATTTTCTCCATTTATGGTATGGTATCTTGCCTTTCCAAAATGCAGGTATTCCAACAGGATAATCGTGATCCCCCTCCATCATAGACGGATAAAGGCTGTTTACATCTGCCGTTACTCCATTATGATATATTCTGTTTTCCTTGCCTTTTACTACATAGCACCATCCACCCTGGTATGACTTTCTTATGTATTCATCTGCATCCTCACTGCCGTATATCTTTTTGTCTAGCTTTATCTTTGACAAATCGGGAAACATGTGATCGTAAATCTTGCCATATGGAAAGCATTTTTTAAATTCTGCAAGACAACAAGCGCCAATAGTCATTTTGTTATGCCCCTCTTTGAACATAACTTCAAGTGCCTCTTTGACTACAAGCAGGTCATTTGCAAGGTATTCTTTTTCTTCATCTGTTATCTCACATCCGGCATAGCGATATCCAGTGTATTCTATTTCAAGCTTTCTGTGCTTTGTTTCAAAGGATTTTCCTAAAACCTTTACTGAAAAAGGTAAAAGCTTTAAGCTATCTCTTATGACTATATATTTATCATTTACCCTTATAGTGATCTCATACCACTGTCCTAAATCCGATATGATATACTTGAATGTATTTTCAGGCATATCCTTTGTATCATAGAATTTGGTTATCATACCTCTATCTTCTGTCAAGGTGGCATGTTTAAGACCACTCTTTAATAAAAATGCTAGCCAAAACTCACCATCAAACTTTAGATTGTGGTAATAGATCATTATATTTTCTTTAAGGTTTTTTAAATATTCAAACGTTTCACCTATGCTGTGATGTATGATAACATCTTCTGTCCACAGGTCAACAACACCGCTTGCCCAAACCTCTGTGTGTGTCTGTCCGTCATACACTGTTGTCTCAAAGTCACCAACCATGTATCGGTATTGCATTCTCTTAAATTTTTTGGAAAATTCACTCATGTTTTACCATCCGATCTTGTTTAAGTAGTTTCTATCTTCATCGTCATACTTCCTATCAGATAATTCTTCTGTATCTATATCGCCTCTTCTCTGTGTTTCGGTAAATCTTATATTCTGCTCTTTTGTTACATTCTCAAACCCCTCTACTATAAATAAAATTTTCGTTAAATCTGCATAAACAACGCCCGGCTCTGACAAGTGAAAAATGATATGAATATACAGGCGTTCAAGTTCAGGCATATGAAATTCAAGATAGATATTATAAGCATCTTCGCCCTCAAATATCTCACCTGTATTTTCATCTACATAATATGCTTTAGCTATCTGTTCATCCATAGCAGCGTAGATTTCCTCTACTCTGTCTCTTATTGTAAATCTATTTCCGTAACCGCTATAAGATGAATCAGGCAAACTGTCTAACAGTTCTTTTAATCTGTCAATAGCAGATGGAACACTAGCAACATTATCAGTAAATCCTATATCTTCTGCACCTTTAGGTCTGTGTGTTTCGTCTACCTTTTTCTTTGCCTTATAACGCCTTTTCTGTCTGTCTGATAAAAGCTTTTTCTTTCGCTTGCCCTCTTCACTTTCCCAAAACTTTTTCAGACTTTCGGTTCGTTTCCTGGCTGCAAATACCTTTTTGGCGTAGGCCTCTTTAGCAGATATTTTCTTTTGCTTTGATCTCTTCTTCCGTTCTCTGTATGGCAATTCCTTTTTCGTGCTGACATACTTTCGCTTGCCCTCACTTGTCACATACCAATAGCGTTTTTTATTCATAGACTACTCCTTTAGAGATAAAAAGAGTGCAGCTGTTTAGCGCATTAACAGCTACACTCTTCTCTTATTTACATATCATACTCACCGATCTTTATATCATACGTAAACTGCTTTTGCTTTTTCTTTTCTCCGATCTCATATTCTCTTTTTGTTACCGTAATCTCTTTCCCGGACATAAGATAATCAAGTTCTTCATCCGTGAAATTATCCGGCATAAAGCTTTCATTCATCCACTTTGGTATGTAGTAGTTATTACCATCATCTGCAACCAAAGCGGTGAATTCACCATAGGTGTTTGTGCCTCTTATGAAACCTAAACAGTGTACTCCACTCTTTCCCACTAACTCTTTGCATCCTACCCAATTCTCGTTAGATACATCCTCTCTTACTGTTCTTCTGTAGTTCTTTCTTCTGCTCTCAAACATAATTCTTATTTCCTTTCTTCTGCATTCGCAATTTTTATAAACTGATCGGCCGGCATTGTAAAATTGATAACCTTTGTATCGATCTTATCAATGCTTATAACCTTTCTTCCGGGATAGAGACTTTCTATCCTCTTTATGATTAAACCCTCACTCATACGGCGGTCATTGATACGCTCTGCTGCGCTTACAGTGTTTTTCAATGCTTTGTCATAATATGTGTAGGCTACATCAATCACTTGTAATGTGCGTGATACTACTAACTTTCGTGGCATGTTCTTCTTTCCTTTCTTATAATATCATCTTTGTATTCTTTATTCAAGTACATTTATTATACTTGTAATACACTTGTACCCTCATAGCCGGCCAACACCAGGGCTTTCTGTTTTTCAAGAGCATCTTCTTTGCTTTCACAGGGTATCTGTATGACAAACAGTTCTCCCTTACTGTCTGCACCGACTACAACATAGGTTACAAGGTCTGCATAAACGATCGCAATAGTATTGATAGTATTTGTGTATTTAAGCGGTGAAAACATAAACTCTGTTGTGATACCATGTTTACCTTTATCATCTATATAGGTCACAATAAAGTCATTCTTGCTTACATCATCACCCACATAGTGATGAATATCCTCTTTTACCTCTGCATAAATACGTGTTGCTACAGAGCCGGTATAATCGATCTCAGGCAGATATACGGCATATTCAAAAAGGGATTCATCTATATTACCCATTCTGCATGTTTCGTTGTACTTGTAAAAGTCTATGTATTTGTTTTGACCTACAACAATTCCAACGTGACCGTTCATACATAGTACAGTGCCTACAGGTGCATCTTTTTTGTCACCCTCAAAGCGTTTCTGCTTTGCAAGGCCGTTTGTGCTGTAGTGGCTATAGGCATAGCCTAAAAGGTAGTTGATAAAGTTACTGCAATCTGTGCATTTCTTGCTCTCGTTTTGTGGTAACCATTCGGAATATGGCATTGTCATACTGTTGCCGGCATGATTTGGCTGTGCCCAAAACCAATTATAAAGGCCTCTCACTCTGTCACTCTCTGCAAGGTTGCCTATTGCGCCTTGGCAGTAAGTCCAATCTGTTTTGTTAATATACACGTATATGGCTTTGGCTGCAAGATCTGTGTTAGTCATTGTTTGTCTCCTTTACAAGTATCATCTGATAATTGTTAAGGCATTTGTAAATGAAACGCCAATCATCCCTTGAAAAGAATATACCTCTATAAGTGGTATTACCCTCTAAATCAAGTGCATTATTAATCTCTGTCAATATCTGTTCTATGCGGTCAATCATTTCTTCTCCTTTTCGTCTATCTTCTTTTCAAGAGCAAGCAGAAATTCTTTAAAATCACTGTCCGGCATATCTGCTATCATTTCTCTGCGTGTCTGACGGCATATATCACGCATGAATATCTCATAATCTTTCTTTGTCATTAACTCTGCAAGCTTTTGTTCATAAAGTTTTGCTATTTTGCATACATACTTAAAATCTTCACTCATAGTTACATTCTCCTTTCCATCCGTTACATGTAACATTTATTAAATTGTATTTTTCACAGTATTGTGATCCGTAATAAGGACAGCGCATGTATTCTATGTTATCGTTTCTGTGATAATACATACTCCGTCTTAAAATGGTAAAAGGCTTTTTCGCCTTTTCAGATGTTGTACGCCTCATGTTTTCACTCATAATGACTTTAGATACCTCACTCCCTCTTCTAGTGTCGGCACTTCAAAACACTTTACCAAACGGCCGTTTATGCGTTCGTATACCCATAGTAAGTCTGTACTGTACTCTAGTGTTACAATGCCGACTGCACATTCATAGAGTATCTTTTCAGGTCTTTTCCTTTTCATTTGTTCTCCTTTCCTGTCTATGTGAGTTGCTATAAAGTACATTGATATGATTATTATAAAACATATGTCTAATACAATGCAACCGATTTCTGTAAAAGCACCATTATGATCTATTTGATAGGATAACCACATCATAATTCACACCTCTCTCTGCATCCCTCACATCTTACTCTTTCGCCGCCTTTGGTGGCAAAACAGGCTTTGTATTGCTTTTTATAGTATTGGCACAGCTTTGTTATTGTTTCGCCCGGTGCAGGCCTTGTATTCCATTTGCGTGTGGCTGTCTGTAGGCTACCCGCTGCGATCATAAAGTCAGGGAATGGACATTCGGTAAATTCATTGTGATTGACTATGTAATAGCTAACCTTGTTATCTGATAACGGCGGATTAAAGGCGGATTTTGTTATTCGCACCTGGCTGCCACAAAAGGGGCAAGGTTTGATGGGTGTGGGTTTTCTAGTTTTCATTTTGTCTCCTTTCGTAATCTGTATTCTAGCCGCCTATATTCTTCATATACAGGTTGCCATATGATCTCACATTGTTTTCTTTCTGCCGGCAGATACTCTTCAAGCATATCTAATTCTTCCTGTAATTTCAAGGCAAACGGACAACCTTTACACCCGGTGCGCTTGAAATTGAATGGCGGATAATATAGCTTGCAAAGCTTAACATTAAAGGTATCTGCATACCAATTCATAAATTCATTTGATAAAGGTGCAAGTGGCTGAAAATGATAAAATTTGCCTTGTTTGTATGCCATACATGTGGCCCTTATTCTGTTTCCACCCTCTTCTTGTCTTATGCCTACAATGCCGTACTTTTTGCCGGATTGCTTCATGTATCTGTTTATTACATCCTTTTTCATTCTTTGGCAACACTTATCAGATACACGCAAGGTAAATTCAGGTGTAAATTGATAGCGTAATATGTTAGGGCATGATTTTTGTGTACTCCAGGGTTGTTTATCTTCTCTTTCGCCTAAATACTGCTTTACACTTGTTACTTTGCCTGTGCGCTGATATCTGTCTACATAGGCACTGTGTACTTTGCTTTTAAAAGGATATCCCTCTTTTTCTAGCATCTGTTTAATGTTCGTCTGTGGTGGTAATATGATAATACGACTGTCTGTCTGCTGCATCTCTTTTACAAAAGACACGATATCATTAAATTCAATGCCGGTATTGCTATAAACACGTGGTATACTGTTCCCTGGTATTGCCATATCAATCATATGTGACATTATAGTGCTGTCTTTGCCACCGCTAAAGGATATGTAAAAGTTTTGTTCGCCATATTTGCTAATAACAGTCCTGATCTTTTCTAACCGATCTTCAAGCAGAAATTCGTTTGTCATTTCGTCACCGCCTTTTCTATTTCTATTCTGTTTAGGTTGTCATAGTTTGCTACATAGCCTAAAACTTTTAATATCTTTTCTGCCGTGTGTAACGCTGCATAATATTCGCCATATTGGCTATCTAATATGCTTTCGTCACCCATTTTGTCGGATATGTCTTGCATGATCTTTTGTATCTCTTCTTTTTGATTTGTTGTCATTGATTGTCACCATCCTTTGGCAAAATACACTCATATCTATCTTCTGCATATGCTAACCATATGCCTAATGTATGATCGGATTTAACATTCTTTGTCATTCTTCTTACATCATCCCAAAATGTTTCGGGATTTGTGAGTGTTAAAAGCTTTTGCACTATCGCATATCCTCTTGTCATTTTGTCCACCATCCTTTCCAGGTGTAAAGGCCTTGTTAGACCTTTACAGGTACATATACCGGCATAATTACGCCTATTGTAAATTCCATCCATTTTATATAAACAGGTGATTTTTCATTTTTGATATATATTTCTATAAGATCACTGTCGCATTCAAAAAACTTTTTAAAGTTATCATATGCAATTTTACATTCCTTGCCTGTTTCACTCTGCAAAATAAGCAATTCTTTATATCTATCATTTGGCACTTTGCTTTTGATATATGCTTTTTCATATCCATCTACACAGTTAAGCATATTATCACTTTTAAGCAAATCACATGATTTAAACTGCCTTTGTAATACTGTAGTATTCCAGGGCCAAAAATCATCAGGCATATTTATCATAATAGTGCCGCCAAAAATAACGCCTGTAGTCTTTTCTTTTTCGCTGTGACATAAGATAACGTACTTGTATGCAAGCTTATCTGATTTACCTAAACATGTTGCAATTTCCTTGTTTACCTTTTCCCATAGTTTCATAGTTTTTACCATCCTTTTGTTTTATTTGAGTTTCTAGCACTCATTACGGCGGTCAAGCTAGCCTTGTTTGGCCGCCGTGTATGATTGTTAGATTGCATACTTTGCAAGTTTATCTTCACGTTCCTTTTTAAATGTGTTGTATGCAAGGCAGTAAAACTTTTCTTCAATAAGTTTAGCGGCTTCTCTGCATGTGATAAGATTGCGCTTGTATAATTCTCTTGTATGCTCTAGTTCTGCTATGTCACTATCTGTGTATTCCAATTTCTTGCCTAATAATGATCTATAGCCTGTGGTTAATAGATAATCGCCTTGTAAAACATAGCCGTCACAATTCCATCCATATGTGCCTGTTGTGTAGTATAACGGCTGCAGAAATTCAACATACTGTTGTAAGTCGCAATAAGGCAGATACACCTTGTAATAATCTGCATATGCTCTGTTTAAATCCTTTGTTGTTACTCTAACTTTACTCATAGTTTGCACCATCCTTTTAAAAATTTTCATGTTCTGTTTTAAGTTCATTATACAATTTTATGGCTTGTTTATAGCCTAAACAGCTATTGCCAATACTACCAGCAAGTGAAAAATTAACATCTAAATAATATGATGGATGTTTGCCTAATTCATTATTGCAATTATAATAGCTATATTCATTTATGAATTTTTCAAAATCCGTGCCCAATTCATTTAATTTTTTAAGTGATATACGGGCTGACTCAAACCACAAATTTCTAAGCCGTACTTTACACGGGATAACTTTTATTGTATATCCATCACTTATTAAACGTTCCGCTGTTTTCCTGTTTACTTTAATACTACCCATTTTTTACCATCCTTTCTTTTATTAAAATCTTTTTTGTATCTGTATAAAGCATTTCGCCGTTATCGTCAACAGCTATTAATATTTGACCTATTTTGCTTGTAATACAGATGTCACCATTTAATGCAAATGTGATCTTACTACCGGCTTTTGTCGCCTTGTTTAATAATGATCTTATTTCACTTGAATAAAAGTCGTACATGTGTTTACCATCCTTTCTATTGTGATCTTGTTTAGGCTTTTATGTTCCTTGCCTTGTTTCATTTTCTAGTTAGATTATACAACTTTTTTGTACCTATGTCAACAACTTTTTTATCGAACATAGTCGAACAAAATATAAATTATTGTTTATTATTTGTTCGATATTTGTTCGATTGTCACCGATGCAGATCTGCATTAAAAAGCAAACAAGTGTTCGATATTGCGATCCCTGGTGTAGGCCTGGCATATGAACAAATG